ACCTCTGACCCTCTAGGAGTATCCAGAACGTGAACCATCTCGAATCCACCAAGACGGTCGTCGGTACGACGGTGACGAGCTCGGCTGGCACCGCGACCCTGACCATCGACACCCTGGGCTATGACTACGCCTCGGTCGATGTGGTCGTGGCGGTCAGTTCGACTGCCGGGCACACGGCGGCGTCGATCCTGAACGTGCTGACGCTCTCGCAGGGCGATACCAACACGGCGGGCTCCTCGGTCTACACCGTGGCGGTTCCCGCCGCGAGCGTGGCCGTCACGAGCCAGCCCAGCGTGGTGCGTCTCGATGTCGACATGCGTGGCAAGAGCCGGTATCTGAAGATCGACGCGACCCCGGCCCAGAGCCTTGCGACCACGATCGTGGGTCGGCTGGGCAAGGGCGAGATCGCCCCCGAGTCGGCTTCCGCGAAGGGCGTGCTCGCGAAGTACAGCGGCTGATCGCTTGACAGCCTCGACACAGTGGATGGCGGGTGCGGCATGAGCCGTGCCCGCCATCTCTGTTTGAGGGCTCCATGATCGTTCGCGTCGGCGGTACGGATGTCGATGTTCGGATCGAGTGCGTGATGAGCGGCCCGCGATTCGGCCCGCTCGCGAATCTGTTCGGCTGGGCTCAAGCCCTGATGCCGCTCGGCATCCGCCCGACGCTCGGGCAGGGTGCTCTCTGGGGGCAAGTGCTCCAGCGGTGCATGGAGCAGTTCATCGACTCCACTGAGTACATCCTCTGCACAGACTTCGATTCGTTCTGGGATCGCAAGACGGTCGAGGAACTCGTCGCTCTCGCGATGGCTTTCCAATGCGACGCCCTAGCTCCGCTCCAGGTCAAACGCGAGGACGGTCGCCCGATGTTCACGTTGCCCGGCACGCTCGATAAGCCGCCCGATGGCGGGGCGACTGAACTGCCGATGTCGTGGTTCGCGGAGCCCGTGCAGGAAGTCGATTCGGCTCACTTCGGCTGCACACTGATCTCGACTAAGGCTCTGAAGCGAACTCCGAAACCTTGGTTCCAAGACATTCCTAACGACAAGGGGGAGTACGGAGACGGCAGAACTGACTCTGACATCCATATGTGGAGGCAGTTCCGTAAGGGCGGGAATCGCGTCTACATCACGCCCCGCGTCTCGATCGGCCACGGCGAGTACGTGTCGGTCTGGCCGGGCAAGGATCTGCAATCCCCAGTATTTCAGTACGTGGGCGATTACACCGCGAACGGTAAGCCCAAAACTGCATGGAGTCTCCCCAAATCGTGAAAATCAAACTGGTGCAGAACTACTCGACCTACACGGTCGGGCGGGTGGTTGATTGCGAGAACGAGACAGCGGAGCGGCTCATTCGCGACGGGATCGCCGTGCGGGAGTCGCAAATGGACTTGATCGAGACAGCAACGGTCGAGCCCGAGGTTGAGCGGGCTGACGCAAGGCCGCGACGCGGCAGAAAGCCCCATGCGATACCGCAGCCTCAAGACTCTGACCCAGCCGGCGGTTGAGCCGGTCTCGCTCGCCGAAGCCAAGTCGCATTGCCGGGTCGACACCGACTCCGACGATGCCTTGATCTCTGCCTACATCAAGGCGGCTCGGGAGTGGTGCGAGGCGTACTGCGACGAGACGTTCGTTCATGCCCAGTATCGCATGACGCTCGATTCGTTCCCCGTGGAGATCGAGCTCCCCCGGCCACCGATGGCATCGGCGGGCACGACCACGGCGGTGAGCGTGACCTACACGCTGGAGAACCAGAGCACCGCGACGCTCTCAACCTCCGAGTACCGCGTTGATCGCGACAGCGTGCCGGGTGTACTGCGAACGAACTACAACGGCTCCTGGCCCTCGCATCTGCTCGACTACAACGCCGTCACGGTCACATGGTGGGGCGGCAAGAGTGCCGACGGCTCTGGCGTGGAGCAGCGGATCAAGAACGCGATCCTCTGGCTCGTGGGCATGTGGTATGAGCGGCGAATGGCGGCCGACGCGGTGAGCCTTTCGGAGATCCCGTTCGGCGTGAAGGCATTACTCGATTCCGCCAAGTGGGGCAGCTACCGATGAGCGTGTCTGGTCGCATCGCGATCGACGTTGAGTTCACTGACCGCACGAGCACGGTCGGCGGGAGTTCGCTGAACACGATCGCACTGCGGAATGCGAGCGAGTACGCAACTGGCAAGGTGGCTGTCATCGCCGGAACGTGCAGCACGAGTGCCGTCACAGTGGCGACAGCCTTGGCTGCCTACCGCGACGCTGCCGGGGCTGCCGTCACGTTTGCGTCGCTTGAGCGAGTGGCGTTCTCATCGCCGACTCTCGCCTACGTTGATTGCGTACAGCGAGGACAGGGCGGAGACAACGCTATCGCCAGCCGAAACGGCGAGGTGACAGTTGTAGACACGCCGCTTGTGACGTTCGTCTACACGACCGCCGGCACTGCGTCCTACACGCTCGTGCTCTATGGAACATGAGGCACGAGCATGAGCGACGTTCGCGGCAAGTTCGTGATCGACGTTGACTTCACCGACCGCACCACGGCGACAGGCGTGCAGCGGATGAAACTCGTGTCGCTTGCTTCTGCCACCGAGTACCCAGACGGCAAGGTGGCGGTCGTGTCGGGAACGTGCGGCACGGCGGTCGTGAGCGTGCCCGTGGCTCCCACGACCTACCGGAACGCAACCGGGAATCTGGTCTCGTTTGCCAGCGTGTCGCGGGTGGCGTTCCAGGCGAGCGGCCCGACGCTCGTGGCGTGCGACGGCATTGGCGGGTGCGGGGTCAATGACTGGACGATTTATTCGCGAGCGGGGCAGGTTGCCGTTTCGGAAGCGATCGAGACCGCCTCGTTCTCCATCAACGTGTTCGGCACTGCCGGCACTGCCTCGTTCACGCTGGTGATGTATGGCACTTGACCCCGGCCGCCTTCGCGAGCGGATCACGATCCAGCAAGCCACCGAGCGACGCAACTCGCTCGGGGAGAGCACGCTGGAATGGTCGACGTTCGCGACGCGGTGGGCCAGCGTCGAAGGGCTCTCGTCTCGCGAGGTGCTGCTCTTGGGGCAGCAACAAACCGAGGGCACGCACCGCGTGCGGCTGCGGTATCTCACGGGGCTGACGCAGAGTATGCGGCTGGTGTGGCGTGGTCGGGTGCTGGAGATCACGACGCTGCTCGAACACGCGAACCGCAGCGAGCATGAGTTGCTGTGCCAGGAGAGGGTGGACTGATGGCTGTCGCAGGGATCGAGATCACCGCCGAGATGGCTGAACTGCGGCAGTTGCAGCAGGACATCGGCCGGCTGTTCTCGCCGGCTGACAAGGCTCGCATCCTCAAGGCGGCACTGACGAAGGCAATCGAGCCGGCGTTCCAGGCGTTGAAGCAAACCACGCCGCTCGGGCCGACGGGCAACCTGCGGCGGGCTGTGGCGAAGAAGATCATCACCTACACGAAGGATGGCGGTGCTGTAGCGGTGCTTGGCTTCCGACGAGCGGGGCTTGCCGCATCAGAGAGTGCAGCCGGCGGCACAGTGCGATCTGGCCCTGATCGAGCGTTTCATCAGTGGTGGCTGGAGGAGGGAACACAGCCCCGGCAGATTCGCCTGCCATCACCGCCGAAGGCGTACAACCGGCCGGGCTTCACCCGCCCCGGCTTCGAGCGGAAGGGCTACACGATGACCCGGAACGGCAAGACCTTCCGGGTCTCGCCGGCCAGCGTTCGAGGGCACTCTGTTGCCTCGCATCTCGTCAACGATCCGAACTCCTACTTCTACGCGAGTAGTTTCAACCGGCTCGGGCCGTTCAAGATCAACAAGTTTCGGGCGGGCGAGAAAGGCTTCGTCACCGAGCCGGGCTATCCGAACGCATTCTTCAAGAAGTCTCGGCAGCCAATCACGATCCCAGCAATGCCGGCCGGCGGCAGCAGCGGGCAGCCGCCCCTAAAGACGGCTTGGGAACGCACGCAGCCCACCGTCGCCGAGATCCTCCAGCGGGAACTGCGGCTGTCGCTGGAGCAAGCCCTCGACACACTCTCGCAGCGATCCTCGGGAACCATCGGAACATGAGCGTGAAATCCCCCGAACGCCTGCTCGCCGACGCCCTGGCTGCCGCCCCGCTCGTGGCCGACTTGGCTGGCGATCGGGTCTACCCGGTCATCGCCCCCGCCTCGGCGGCGATCCCGTTCATTACGTGGCGGCGGCAGGCGGTGCAGCGGGAAGCGACCCTGTCGGGGCCGTCTGGAATCGCGACCGTGACGCTGGCCGTGGACATGTACGCGACCACGTATGAGGGAGTAAGGGAACTCGCCGACCGCTGCCGGGAAACACTGGATGGTTTCAACGGGGCATTGGGAAACTGGATTTCAGTGCGAAACGTGTCGCTTCTCAGTGAGAGCGACGGGTTCGTGCAGTTGGCCGGTGGCGAGTTACCCGCCGTCTACAGCGTGACGCAGACCTACACCATTCTCTGGCAGGAGATCTAGCCCGTGGCATTTGATACCCCGCACGACGGTGCTGGCACCAAGCTCACTCTGTCGCTCAACGGTGTGACCTCGACCTATGTCGTGAGCAACATCGTCATCTCGAATACGAACCCCGGTGCGGCTGCCGACACGCAGATCGACGTGGCTCACCTTGGGCAGACCACGGGCGAGCAGGCTGCCCGCCTGAGCCCGCCGCTTGTGGTGCCTGCCGACGATGGTGGGTCGGGTCGCCAGATCACGTTCGACTACATTGGCAAGGTCGTGATCGCCGACGGGGCGACGGGCACGTACCACATCCAAGTGGCTGGCGTGACGCTGGTGGGCGGCAACACGGCGAGCTACCACACGGTGCAGAGCTCGACGCTCACGCTGGCGACGAACGATGCGATCCGAGGCCAAGGCGTCATCACGGTCGCCCGCTAGTCGTGACGGGGTGCCGTCATGGCGATTCCATGCCAAGGGTTCACGTTCACCTGGGGCGGGCAGACGCTCTCTGAGGTACAGGCTCTCGAAGCCGACATCTACGGAGGCGAACTCCCGCAGGGCCGCACGACCACATGGACGCCGAATCTCGGCGAGGTGCGGCTGCTAGGGTTCTCGCTGACGAACCTTGGCACGGCTGACTATGGCAAGCGGAAGACGTTGACGATTACGTGCCCGCCCACAACGAGCGGCGGATCGCTGACGCTGTTCAACTCTGACTGCATCTACAGCGGCTACCGCGTCGACTCGCAGGCGAATGACGCCGTGCGATTTGCATTCACCTTTAGGGTGATGGATACGGTCGGTGCTCCGACCGCACCATAGGAGAGACGCAGATGGCATTGACGGCAGATCAGATTCTCGCGGCGGATGATATGGGGCTGAAGCGGGTCGCCGTTCCCGAGTGGGGCGGCGATGTGTTCATCCGCGTGATGAGCGTAGGCGAGCGGGATTCGTATGAGCGGAAGTGGATCGGCAAGAAAGAGACCGGCATCGAGAACTTCCGCACGCAGTATCTCGCGGGGGTGCTGTGCGACGAAGCCGGGAAGCTCCTGTTCAGCCGCGACCAGATCGACAAGCTCGCGAGCAAGTCGGGCGCGGTGATGGGCCGACTGTTCGATGAGGCGATGAAACACAACCGGATGACCGAGGAGGATGTGCAGGAGTTGGGAAAAGGCTGAACGCGAGCCCGACTCGGCGGTATATGTTCGCGGTCGCTCGCGACTTGAAGATGACCGTCGGCGAGTTGAGCACGCGAATGGATTCGGCCGAGTTCGCTGAGTGGATCGCCTACAACCGCTACTACTCGGCACTGCCCGACTCGTGGCGGGAGACGGCGTTGATCGTCACGGCTCTCCTGGCTCCGCACATCGGCAAGAAC